GCTGACGTCCTGTTTCATTTCATCAGCGAATTCCTTTTTTAAAATTTGAACTTGTGGTGCATCGATCAGTTGAGTTATGCTTCGTGAAGAAGAATATCCGGCATCGTAATCGTCCCGAGTGAGCGCAGAAACCACAAAGTCAGGCAATGAGAATTTATTCGTTAATTTCATCGTCGCTCACGCAAAATACACGGACCCCATATCGATCTCTTCCTTCTGTCCACCGAAATACCCTGAATTTGTTTGCCGGATTATCCGTTTGGATGAAGCGCCTGATCGAGCTACGAACTGCCGACAGTTTGCGTCGAGTATGGTCGTCATCTTTTGTTTCAAGCAGAAAGGATTGCCCCGGTTGCATCTGCTTTAGAGGCAGATTTGGCAGCGGTTCTTTCTCGTTCTGCTTGCCGGCTGGAATCGGCACGTTAGTTTCGATCAACACTGTTTTTTTGTCGTTCATGGTAGTAAAAATCTCCCTAAAAAATGCTTTGACGCAAATCAATTTTGACCCCCAAAACTAAATAATACGTTTGTTGTATTGCCAAGTGTAACTATTAGAGTATATAGTGTTTGATATGACGCATCAACACAAAAAAAGCAGATAATTGATGAATGATTTTGAGTGTGTCATCTACTCGGAGCCTTGTTCAAAGGCAAATAGCCGGCGGCTCGTTTGGCACGGGATAAGCAAGAAGCCACGCTTCATCAAATCTAAAAAAGCCCTGCAATACGAGAAAGATTTCCAGAAACAGTGCCCGGTGCCATCCTCTCCGATGGAAGGCAACGAACTCAAGGTTACCCTGAACATTTATTACCGGACCCAGCGTCCGGATTTAGACGAGAGCCTGATTTTAGACCTGTTGGAAAAATGCGGTGTGTACCGCAACGACCGACTTGTCAGGGAAAAGCACATACATCATTTCATCGACCGGCGAAACCCGAGAACAGAAATTTGCATCGAGCGCCGGTTCACAGAGGAGGATCACTAGGACATTCCTGTCCTAGGAAGTTCCTAGGTATATATATATACAAACTAGGATCTTCCTAGGAAGAACAAAAAATTCCAGCATGTAAATATTGAGGGGTCAATCCAATGTCAGAATTCGATTATTTTTTTGAAGGACTTCACGAATCTAAGCGTTATCCATGTCCATCCTGCAGCAAACAACGAAAGAAAAAACACACCAAAACACTGAGCGTCACCATTAGTGGTGACAGCGTATTATATAACTGCTGGCACTGTTCTCTCGCTGGTAATTATCTTCGTAGACCTATATCAGCAACCTCCAATGTCCGTGCCATCAGCATCCCAAAAGAATCCGATCAATCATTAGTTGATCAATATTTATTGAAACGTGGTATCGATCCTGTATCAGTGTTCGGATTCAATCTTGTTTCAGGCAACAAATATTTTACAGGCGAGGGTAATCTGGACGCAATAGGATTTGTCTATGGCGAAAACGAGGCCATTAAATGGCGTTCTGTTCAGGGCAAAAATTTTACTCAGGACGGGGCAGCACGTACATTTTGGGGCATTGAATCCATCAAAAAGGACGCCAAGAAACTGGTTATTTTTGAGGGCGAAGTAGATACACTTTCAGCCCACTCGGCAGGTATTGAGAATTGCATTTCTTGTCCCAATGGTGCCCCGCAGAAAGTTTCAAGTCGCAAAATTAATCCAGATGAAAAAAAATACTCGTTCATCTGGGCAGCAAAAAAACAGATATCTGCAGCCGAACAAATCATACTGGCTGTTGATCAAGACGAGGCTGGTGAGGCACTGGCCGAAGAACTTGCCCGTCGGATAGGCCGAGCAAAATGTTCAAGGGTTCGGTTTCCGAAGGGCTGCAAAGATGCAAACGATGTGCTGGTCAGCCTTGGCCCAGCAGAATTAAAAAAAATCATCGATGACGCTGAACCTGTTCCCTTGCATGGGATTTATACAGCAGCCAGTTATCACGAAGAAGTAAAGAAGCTCTACACTGACGGCATGTTGCAGGGCAAATCCACTGGAATTTCTGCAGTCGATAAATTGATGACCATTGTCCCCGGACAACTGTCTATTTTAACGGGTCTACCGGGATCAGGAAAATCTGGATACCTTGACAGCGTGATGGTTTCTTTAGCCATGCGAGAAAACTGGAAATTCGGAATCGCTAGTTTTGAGAACAGTCCTGCGATTCATATTGCTAAACTTTCAGAGTTGTATATGTCGAAAAAATTCTTTGATACAAGCGATGATGTCGGCGTTGCACCACGCATGTCCAAGCTGGAGAGCGAAGAGGCTCTGGAATGGATAGATGAGCATTTTGTGTTTCTTGAGAACAGGGACGGCGAGACCAGTTCGATCGACAGCATTTTGGACAGAACCAAATCAGCGATTATGAGATTTGGCGATGGACGGTCTGAAAACGGAGGACTACGCGGTTTGATTATTGATCCGTACAATTACATTTCGCAGCCGGGGGCCGATTCTGAGCATCTGGGAATTACAAAACTCCTCACTCGCCTGATAAGCTGTGCTAGAAGCCACAATTTACACATTTGGCTGGTCGCCCACCCCGCTAAGATGCCTACGATAGGACCGAATGGAGAGACGGGCGTCCCGAAGGGTATGAACATTTCTGGCAGCGCATCTTTTTTTGCTCTTGCCGATATCGGATGTAGCCTGCACAGACGTGACGATGTGGTGGAACTCCACGTCTGGAAGTGTCGATTTAAGTTTGTCGGTTCAGTTGGGATGGTCATGCTGAAATATGACTTGGCAACAGGACATTACAGTGAAAAGAAATATGATTTGGATTTGTAGTATTTATTTTTTGCTGCGACCTTTATAGCCGGACGCATAAGCCGCCTTTGCCTATCCACACCTTTATGATAGTAGGTCACGATTAGAGAAGTTAAAAAAATGGAGGGCCTGGGAAACCCCTGGGTCCCAGTTGGCTATACAAAACACCCCCGCAGTCCGCATGAATACACGAATGTAGGGAAAGAGTATGTGTAGCGGTTGTCGCGGATGTCGCGGACTTTTGTTGCTATACAAAAACAGCCCGCAATGCCCACGGTTACTTAGATATTAATTATTGAGCAGGAAATGTTTGATGCGATTCCCCGGTGTCTGGACGACTGGAATTATTGGGGAAGAAATGAGTATGACTGAAACGATGCCCCGTTGCAACAGACGGGTGGGGCAGACCCGTATCCAAGAAATTCTTCTGTTAGTGGACCCATGATCCAAGAAATTCTTCTGTCGTGGAGTGGCAGATAATGTTGTTTGCAGGCATGAATGAAACTGACCAGCGCCTGCACGGCACAACATTTTTTGAGTGACCCTGCCACCGGCCATTTAAGGAACGCTGATCAATTTTTTTATTTGTCCTCAAGTATTTACAGGTAGGGATAACCCCAAGGCGATAGGAACTGAAGTTAATTTAGACAGCCTGTAGGTTTCTCCTGACTCAAAATCTTCAAGTTCTTCCCACTCAAAGATTCCCCCGTCATTGTAAATTCCTACCAGTCCCGCTAAAGAAAAGTCAGATTCCCAAACATCAGGTGTTCCATCACTTCCCTTGACTAACAAACCGTGAAGGCTATTTTCAGGTTCAGTGCGATAAATTTGGTTAATAATCTTTTTAAACTCATAAAGTGGGTCAAAGGTTTTTTCCCAATTTCCCCCCATTTTGATTCCTTCCCTGTAAATGAATTTAATTTTATTATTCGCATTATCACGCACAATGAATAACAATTTTTTGCCCTTTTTCATGTTTTTCTCCTCGCTTTTAGTCAAAATATAAATGAAGTTCGGCATCGTAGAAATCGACCGTTTTTGTTATCCATTTCGATTTTTCATAGTCAATAATCTTGCACCCATTCTCATCCTTTTTTAACCGTCCGTTTTTATATTTTTTATAGGCGTACTCTCTCTCTTGGCACTCAACCGATGATTCGGCCACTGCCTGCCTATCGATATTCATCCCATATTTTTCTTTGATTTTCTCCAGTATGGAATCAATGACTTCATAACTTTTTAGAGTGATTTTCATCAGTTTATTCCTCCGTTTATAATAAGTTAACTGTGATATTTTTTTGCGCTTGTTGTCTGACTTTACGGGCAGCGCCCTTCTCCCAAAAAATGACGTTCGCATTGCGGCTAACCAGACCCAGCGCATTGCCGATTTCTACATCGTTAATCTGCAGCGCCGTGTCGATCACTTTCTGCAAGATTTCTTCATCACCGACAAGCTCCGTGCCGGTCAATTCAAGGGTCCCAAAATCTCCCTTGGCTGCACGGTGTTCCGGATAATATCCAGTACCATATCCTACTTGCCCATAGGACAATTGGATGTAGCCAATCTCGATATCATCAATCGCACGCTTGACGTAAAACCGCTTCAGCGTTTCGTTCTGGGACCACTCTCGCAGATAAACATTCTGATTTTTTTTAATTGCTTTCATTCTTTTCTCCTAAAATTAAATCTAGTCAAAATGCAGCCCTCTTGAGAAGGCTGCAGATGATCAGACTCTATTACACGACTTTAGCTTCAAGATAATTAGTTCCTGCACTGTGCCAAGCCTGACTGGTCAGCGTTTCGCACAAAGATTCCGGCGTGATATTTTCACCGCCAGCATCGATGTATTGATCATCAGTGATCTCATCGACCAGATTATAAAAGTCATGAACTTCAACATCTTTTGTCCAGTTGTTTTTAAATTGATATGTCGAAGTGATTTGAATCAATATATTCATATTAAATCCTCCAATTAAATTTTGATGACTCCGCCGAATTCGTTCCCGGCAAAACGTGGTGCCTTGTAACTTGTTGCCCAGACGACCGGATAATCTGGCTCCTCGTCAAGACGCTTGGAACCGCCGACAGTCCCGCACCCATCCGTGAAATAGATGAGGGCATCAGGACGTACATCATTTGCGAGGCACCAGTTGAATGGCGGCGCGAATTCGGTGCCGCCCCCGTGATAGTAAGTCAGCGTTATGTCTTCGCCGGCATCAAAAGTATCGACGTTGACAATTGTGGTGTCGCAATAAATGACATGCGTTTGTGCAGGTTGCAGCACGTCGTTGATGTCATTGATGTTGGCGGCTATGATTTCCAGTTCTTTGCGGCTCAAACTGCCGCTAATGTCAATCGCATGCACCAAGCTCCCTGCGGGAATATGCACAGGAGCGGGAAGATAAAGTCCTTGGTGAATGAACCGTCGATTTGGCTGGTTCAAAGAATAGTCTTCCTCATGTGTTGCCAGCAAATAGTCTTTCAAGACATCGACCCAAGGCACGCTCACTTCTGATAATCCTTTTAAAATCCCGTCGGCAACGGCATTTGATCCGGTGCCTATGGACTTCTCAGCCTGTGCTGCAATATGTATTTGCGAGTCAATATGACGTTCAGCAGAGGCAATTTCTGCCGGAGAAAGTTCGTTGCCTTCATCGGATTTGGCGTCCCATATCTCACCAACAGGCGCCGGCTTGCTGTCTTCGGATGCATCACCCGGACCATCGGCATCACCGCCATTTTCTGCTGCATCATCAGCAGACTGACCGGGACCGCCGGCTCCGTAATCAGCTTCCCCGCTTTGGCTGCCGGGATCGTTCTGATTATCTTCTTCAGGTTTCGGGAGATCAGCGTAAATCTTTTCTGTACCCCAGTCCTGATACTTAGGGTCAAACAATCCACCGTCCGGCAGATTGAACAATTTACTTTTGATCAGAATCCCATTGATGGCGTAATCCGCTGCTACATTCCATTGTTGAGGATCACGAGTCCCTCTGCGCAAATGGTGCTTGAATGTTACATGCAACACTTCGTGCGCAATGACCGACGCCAGTTCCTTCAGCGTCAGGGACAAAGTGAAATCGACATTATAGAAAATAGAACTGCCGTCAGTCGCTAACGTGGCAGTGTCATCTGATTCGACCAGCTCCAGTCCGAGCGCCAGACACCCGAAAAACGGATGCCTGACGACCAGATGTGCTCGTGCTTTTTTCAAGGCGTCCAGCGCCTGTCTTTTTTTACTGTGATTAGAAGTCATTGTCATTACCTCAGCTATAAAAGCCAGAAAGTGATTTTGCGATTTTGCGTGCCTTGCCGGCAACGTCCCTTCGATGACTGGTATCGTCGCGAAGTTTCTTCGGATCAAGATTACGCAATTGGGATAGCAAGTCATTGCTGATTTTGGTCAGCGTAGAATCGCCGGTGATATTCAACAACGGCAGAACTTCTGCCAGTTCGTTCAGGTTCTGAACAGTTGAATCGCGAAAAGCGCCGATGACCTTGCCATTCTTGTCTATGCCGAATTTATCCAGCTTCTCGACAAGATGTCCCAAGGCATGGGCAACCCGTTCGTGCACTTGCTTGGTGCCCTTTTCAAGGGCGCCCTTGACGTTCGCCTCTACCTCTGAGCGGAGTTTGTCCAGCTTGGCCTGCGGCAATGAAATCCGCAAATCACCACCGGTCGGCAGCGGCGAGTAGTGCGCTGTCAGTGAGTAGCGATCGAGAATGTCCTGCTTTGCAGGATAATCGGCTTCATTGAAGGCGCCGTTAAGACTAATCTTTGCCTTCTCAATTTCCAGATCATAATCATCGCCGAGTTCTGACTTGAGTTCATCCCAGTAAACCTTGGCATCTGATAGCTCTTTCTCAAAACGATCGATCAGTTCGACCGGCAGCAATCGCGTTCCATCCTCGTTCCAAGGGACCGTCAATTTTCCGACGATGTTGTTACGGATCTGGCCCGAGAGTTTGCCGAGCGCCTTGACGGTCGGTGCGACCAGCAATGTTTTGCGGACGCGCAGCAAACCGCTGCCGACGATGTTGTTGTCCGCTTCAACGGCTTGCGTCAATCCGCTATCGGTCTTGGCATTCGACCATTTACGGATTACGACGCGCACGAGCAGCGCCTGTTCCTGAATCGTAGTTGTTGTGTTCATCTCATGTTTCCTCTTGGTTATAGTTGCTTCCAAGACACCGCATTGCGCGGTGTTTCGACTGGTGCAAACAGTCTCTTCAGTTGGATAATCAAATACTGATGTCCTTATTCTTGATTTTGAAATTTATGTACGCCTTGGTTGCCTTCAGGTCCGGATCTCGTGCCGTTGCGATCGCGACTGCAAGGATTGCGAACTCTTCGCTGGTCCGCGACAGGTAATCAAGTGCGGCCTGAAAGTTCTCCCGGTCCGCACGCTTGCCGAGTAACGACGCAAGAGCGTACAGCGTGGATGTTTCCGTCGGGAGATCAGCGCCCTGTGGGTCCCTGAGAATTCCATTGACGTCGGGCAGGGTGCGCACGATGTTCAGGAATCCAGCCAGCTCGGCTGCAACTGAATCACCAAGTGCACCTTCGATAGCTGCCTGTTCGAGGCTGGCATCAAGTTCCAGCTTCAAAATATCCGAAGCCGCAACGAGAGATCGCGGCGTCGAATAGGCAACGGTGCCTTTCGGAATGCCGCCTTCGGCGAACTGATGCAGTAGCTCCGGGCGAAACCGGATGAAGGCAACCAGTTCGGGCAATACGTCTCCAGCACCTAAGGCCCACTCTGCCCATGCATCGACATCAGGTACGATCTCGAAATGCGTAGCAAAGCGATTGACCAGCGCACTGTCGAAAGTGCCGCCAATGATACCGGCCTTGTCTTCCGGCCTGTTGGTAGCTACCAGAATGATCCATCCTTCCGGCAGACGGTAGTCTCCCAGTTCGCGATCATGCAGCAACTGGTATGCTGCTGCCTGAACAGAGCGCGATGCCAGAAACAGCTCATCGAAGAACAGAATGCCCTTCTTTCCGTGTGTCTCTGTGCGTGGCAGCCACGACGGGACATTCCACTTGGTGATATCTCCATCTATTGACGGGACACCACGCAAATCGACCGGGTCCAGTTGCGACAATCGAATGTCGATGAAGCCGTACTCAAGTTCTTCGGCCAGCGCCTTGATGACCGCTGACTTGCCGACTCCCGGTGGACCCCACAGGATCACCGGCTTGCTATTGCCGGCAAGGACCCATGCGTGCAAGAACTCTACGCTTTGCACTAAATTAATTTTCGGTAGTTTCATATCATGTTCCTCTTGTTGGTTTTCCAAGACGCCCCGAAGGGCGTTTCGACCAGTTACCGTCTGGTCTCATCGGTTGGAATCTATGCAACACTCCAGCCATGGCTGCCATTGGCAGTGCAGATGTCGCTCCAAATCTTGCGTGCGTGCTTGATTGGCGCGACGAACGATTTGCCGAATGTGTGGAAACCGCCATAGTGTCGGCGTGAGAGGAGGTTGTTGGAAAAGCTGTCCTTAATGTAAAATTCCTCGGGCACGTTGTTCAGCCACCAGTTCGTAGCGTCCTCATTCTGAGGCGTGAATAAAACCAGCTCACCTATTTCTTTCACTTTAAAATTGACCTTGCTCATCTCATGCTCCTTATCAGTTGTGTTTATAAATTATGCGGTTTTGAATGCCTGCCAAATCCGGACGCCAATCCAGACGGCAACGAATACTTCCAAGCAACCGGCAGTGATACCGAGGACGTGATCCCGTAATGCCGGATCAGCAACGGCCCCGATGCCATCGCTCAAAGTGTTGCCAATGAGTCCTCCGAAGAGCGCGCCATGCACTCCGCTGCGGCCAAGTCGTTGATCGAGATCGATGCCGAGTAGCGCACAGATCGCGAGCACGCCGTTATCCAGCAGCCCGAAGATTTCCCCTTCAAGTCCAAACATTGTTTAATCCTCCGTTGTTAAGTTTCTTGAGTCCTCCCTAATGATAGGCGGACTCTCGTCAGTGTGTTCATTCACAGACCCACGGAGATGTGGGTGCCTCTTTGCTATGTCTCGTCTGACGCCTAACCAGCTAGGTCTTAACTGGATCTATGGGTACGCTTTTTGTAGTGGTAATAAAGGACAAAAAGTAAACCTTCGTTTGGTCTTGATAGTGATGCTGCCGATTGTTGGGTGCTCCCCCTCTGGTGGAACCTGAATTTTACAGCATGACGCATGACTAATCAATTGTTACCGCAGAATATCCAGCGCATGAAGCGTGAAGGTGGGAGATATCCAAGTACTTACCAATCAATCACTTAGTGGCTCCGAGTACAAATTGATGCCAGCATCCCTGAAAATCGACCTCCTGAGTTGACGTCTAACGCATTCTTAGAAGGTGCCCCTACCGTAGGGTATCCCTAGAAATGGCATCAACACAGCGCATGCTACGCAGCAACATAGCATATGAGTCATGCGGCTGACTTTCGTTGCGGCAATCACTAGACTGGCGGCTGCAATCAAGTATTCATGGGACAACTGATATGGGCAAACCGAAGTCGGGACTGACCGCCAAGCAGAGGAACTTCGCACGTTTCGTTGCAGTCGGAGGCGATGACGGCGAAGGAATGAATCTAAGTGATGCTTATCGAGAGGCATACAATGCAGAGCGGATGAGTCCGGCAGCGATCAACACGGAAAGTAGCTTGTTGGCACAAGACCCTGCGATCACCCAAAGGATAGAAACGCTTCGACGCCATAAGGATAGGACTGAGGCAACATCGCTACTCGCAGACAAGCAACGTGTTTTAAACACACTACGTACTTTCCTCGATACGGCAGTGCCAAGCGACATGGCGAAGATCCGCAGTGCCGAACTCCTCGGCAAGGCATGTGGATTGTTCAAGGACCAACAGCTCGAGGTCACCATTGAGCGGTCAACTGATGAGGTTGCCAGTGAGCTGCGCCGGCGGTTGGAGGACCTGCTCGGAGCTGGCCGGTCAGAGTCTGGTCCCGGTTCGGACGATGAGGCGCTGACCACCTTGGCTGGACCCACAAACCCGAGGCTCAACTAATCCCGGGACGACTACCATATTCCTGTGGTAGCGTGCTAGTACACTGGTGCACCCCGGCCCCCCCTGTGGGGCAGAACGAACCGGCCTTCCTATAATTAGACTTTTCCTCATATAATCCTATGTTTTTCACTACCACACCATGTAGCATGTGCCATGCAGGCAGTTAATTCACAGGAAATAGGGGTAGGAGTCCCACCGGCCAGAAAATTTTCTGCAAATACTTGACTTTCCCAGTTAAAATACTTTAGATTAAATATAATCCTAGATGGTTCCTACTAGGATAATCCTAGGATACTAGGAATATCCTGTTTTTTTATAAGGAATATTCTAGTTAGGATGTTCCTAGCTAGGATAATCCTAGATAAAAGGAATTAGTTATTTTATGGCTATTGAAGATCATATTGATATAGCCACCTTACAAAATATTCCGTCATTGCCGGCTTCTGAGCAGCAGCGGGTTCTTAAATTACTGGAAGAATTCGATTCACTTGAGCAGATTGAAACTGCTCGTAACAATTATTTAGGATTTGTACGTAAAATCTGGCCTGCTTTTATTGAGGGGCGCCATCATTCAATTGTGGCGAAGGCTTTTGAGAGAGTAGCTTCGGGTAAGCTGAAACGTCTGATTATCAATATGCCACCCCGGCATACTAAATCTGAGTTTGCTTCTTATTTACTTCCTGCTTGGTTTCTTGGTAAATACCCGGATAAAAAAATCATTCAGACGGCACATACTGCTGAATTGGCAGTTGGATTCGGTCGAAAGGTACGTAATCTGGTAGCCGATGAAGATTTCAAAACTATTTTTCCACAAGTTGCGTTGAGGGCTGACTCCAAGGCTGCGGGGCGTTGGAGTACCAACCAGGGTGGTGAGTATTTCGCTATCGGGGTAGGTGGGGCTGTTACCGGTAAAGGCGCTGATCTGCTTATTATTGACGACCCCCATTCTGAGCAGGAAGGTCAGAGCATTGACCCGTCAGTATTTGACAAGGTTTATGAATGGTACACCTCCGGCCCTCGACAGCGATTACAACCCGGGGGCGCCATCGTGGTAGTTATGACCCGCTGGCACAAACGCGATCTGACCGGTCAGATTATCAGGTCTTCGGTTCAGCGTGATGGATCTGATGAATGGGAAGTCATTGAATTTCCTGCCATTATGCCGTCTGGTAATGCGCTTTGGCCGCAATTCTGGCCGTTGGTTGAATTAGAATCCTTGCGTAATGAACTACCGGTAGCCAAATGGTCAGCTCAGTATCAGCAGAATCCCACTTCTGAAGAAGGTGCATTGGTTAAACGTAACTGGTGGCGCCTGTGGGAACGTGAAGATCCTCCTAAATGTGAATTTTTGATTCAGTCATGGGATACCGCGTTTTTGAAAACACAGCGGGCTGATTATTCTGCCTGTACTACATGGGGGGTATTTTACCGCCCCGATGATAATGGCAAGAATCAACCTAATATTATTTTACTGGATGCTTATAAGGAACGGCTTGAGTTTCCTGAATTAAAGAAGATGGCGTTTGAGTTTTATCAAACTTGGCAACCGGATGCATGTGTGGTTGAAGCTAAAGCAGCCGGCACTCCGCTGATCTTTGAATTGCGGGCAATGGGTATTCCGGTGGGCGAGTACACGCCGTCACGGGGTAACGATAAAATTGCCCGTGTTAATGCGGTGGCAGACCTGTTTGCATCGGGTATTGTATGGCATCCGGAAAAACGCTGGGCTGATGAAGTGATTGAGGAATTTGCATCTTTTCCGGCTGGAGAGCATGATGATTTGGTGGACAGTAGTACACAGGCATTGTTGCGATTCCGCCAAGGCGGTTTTTTGCGATTAAAAACTGATGAAGAAGATGAGCCGATGTACAAGCGTACTGCCAATTATTACTAGGAGAACATAATGCCCAGTTACTACGACAGCACTAAGAAAAAGCCCGGCAAAGCAAAGAGAATATATCGCAAGGGCGGCAAGGTGAAGATGGCTAAGGGTGGTAAGGTGAAGAAGATGGCTCATGGTGGTATTGTTGAGCCGAAAACTGTTTCTGTCGGAGTTGAAAACGGTCATGATGTCACGCTCGCCAGAGGTAGTGGAGCAGCTCGTTCACAGAAATTTCGAAAGAACGGATAAATGCCAATAGAACGCCCTATGGGGCAAGACCCCTTTTTGCAACAAGAGCCAGAAGCTGATCTGGAAATTGAGATTGTCAATCCAGAATCGGTATCGATGGAAACCCCTGATGGCGGCGTGGTCATTGATTTTGATCCCAATGCGATGGATGAGGGTGGTACAGAGCATGATTCCAATCTGGCCGAATACATCGATGAAGCCGACTTGCGAGAGATTTCTTCTGAATTGATTTCCGCATACCATTCAGACCGCGATAGCCGGAGCGACTGGGAAGAAACATATATCAATGGCCTGGATCTGCTCGGCCTCAAACATGCTGACCGCACCACCCCCTGGGATGGCGCTTGCGGGGTATTTCACCCGTTATTGACTGAATCTGTAGTTCGTTTTCAGGCACAGGCGATTCAGGAATTGTTCCCCGCAGCAGGACCGGTCAAGACCGCCGTGGTCGGAGCAATGACCGAAGAAAAACAGAAACAGGCGGGCAGGGTTAAGGATTATCTGAATTATCTGCTGACAGAGCGGATGACCGAATACCGTTCGGAGACAGAGAAGATGCTGTTCTCGCTGCCGTTGGCAGGATCGGCATTCCGCAAGGTTTATTTCGACCCGAACATGGGGCGTCCGTGCTCGATGTTCGTTCCCGCTGAAGATTTCGTGGTCAGCTATGGTGCTGCTGATCTGACCACCTGTGAACGTGCCACCCATGTGATGAAGCGCACCAAAAACGAGGTGCGTAAATTACAGGTTTCCGGATTTTATCTGGATGTGGATTTACCCGCACCCAGCCCCGATACCGGAGAGATTGAACGTAAATACAACCAGTTAACCGGTGATTCGGCTAACTATGACATGGATTCGCGTCATACCATTTTAGAAATTCAGGCTGATCTGGATCTGCCGGGATTTGAAGATACTCAGGATGGTGAGCCGACTGAGATTGGTTTGCCCTATGTTGTCAGCATCGATAAGTCCTCACGCACCATTTTAGCAATTCGCCGTAACTGGTACGAAGACGATGAACTGAAAATGAAGCGTGAGCATTTCGTGCATTACCAGTATATGCCCGGATTAGGCTTTTATGGCTTCGGTTTGATCCACATGATCGGTGGATTGGCAAAATCTGCTACCTCATTATTGCGACAACTGGTTGATGCGGGCACCTTATCCAACTTGCCGGGCGGTTTGAAGGCGCGTGGACTGCGAATCAAGGGTGATGACACCCCGATCATGCCCGGAGAGTTCCGTGATGTGGACGTACCGGGCGGTGTAATCCGCGACAACATCAGTTTTCTGCCCTACAAAGAGCCATCTGCTGTTTTATATCAGTTGATGGGCGATATTGTTGAGGAAGGACGCCGGTTTGCATCGGCTGCGGATGTAAAAGTCGCGGATATGAATTCCGAAGCACCCGTTGGCACTACTTTAGCCATTTTAGAACGATCAATGAAGGTGATGAGCGCGGTGCAGGCCCGCTTACACGCCTCAATGCGTAAGGAATTGCGCATTTTATCGGGCATTGTTCGTGATTTTGGTCCCACCGAGTACCCGTATGAGTTGATCGGTGATGAATTGACCACCGAAGACTTCGATGATCGCGTTGATATCATTCCGGTGAGCGATCCGAACGCCGGAACACTGGCGCAACGCATTATGCAATATCAGGCGGCGTTACAATTGGCTGCTCAGGCACCGCAAATGTACGATTTACCGCTGTTACACCGGCAAATGCTGGAAGTTTTGGGTATTCGGGACACCGAAGACATCATTCCTGATGAAGATGTCATTAATCCGAGTGATCCTATCACCGAAAACATGCATATTATCAATGGTGAGCCGGTAAAAGCCTTTATTTATCAAGATCATGAAGCTCATATCCAGGCGCACATCTCTTTGGTGCAAGATCCCAAGATTTTGGAGTTGATCGGTCAAAGTCCGACTGCTCAAGCGACTGAGGCGGCGATGTCAGCGCATATTTCCGAGCATGTGGCCTTCCAGTACCGCCGTGAGATTGAAAAAGAACTCGGTGTGCCATTACCATCACCAGAAGAACCATTGCCTGATGATATTGAGTACCGGTTGTCGCAATTAGTGGCTCCAGCGGCTGAGCAACTGCTTGGTAAGGACCAAAAAGAAGCTGAAATGCAAAAACAGCAAGAACAAGCGGAAGATCCGATTTTACAAATGCAACGCCAAGAACTTGAAATTAAACAACAAGAAGCGCAGGCTAAGGCGCAAGCTGAAATGGCAAAAATTAACCTTGATATCCAAAAAGCGGCAAGTAAGGATGAGTTGGAACGTGCCAGACTGGATTTACAGGAACGTACCGATCGTGCAAAACTGGGTGTGAAGATTGCGGCAGAGAATTCCAAGGAAGAACTGGAAAGTAGAAAGATTGCTGCCAAGTCGGAAATTGAGGGCGCGAAAGTAGGCGTGAATATTGCCAAGGACTTAATGAATGAATGATGCTGCTGTTAAACGTCTTGATCCAGCGCCGGATAACACGCTGGCCTATTTACGGATGCAATTACGGCGCATGATGAATGAAAGTAGCGATCATCTGAGTACAGGTGCTTGCAAGGATTACAGTGAATATGCCCGTTGTTGCGGAGTGGTTGAAGGACTGGCCCTCGCGGAACGGGAATTGCTTGACCTCGAAGAAAGGTTGGAGCGGACATGATTCTCCGCATAAGCGGTGCAGGCGACTCTGGACGCCGTTTTCCAGTGCAAGGTCTTTTTATTAATGGCTAGTTCATTAGCAACAGTAAAAACCGAGCCGATAGATATTGATGAAGCAAGTGCTCGTAAAGCCAGTCAGATGCCGAAGCCGAAAGGTTACAAGATACTGATTGCCTTACCCGAACCAGATGAGAAAACCGATGGCGGTATTATTAAAGCGAAACAAACGATTCATACCGAAGAGGTGGGATCTATTGTGGGCTTTGTTATTGCTATGGGGCCGGATGCTTATAAAAACGCCGAGCGTTTCCCGTCAGGTCCGTTTTGTGAAAAGGGCGATTGGATCGTGATGCGTGCGTATTCAGGTACGCGGTTTATGGTTCATGGCAAGGAATTTCGGTTGATTAATGATGACAGTGTGGAAGCTGTAGTTGAAGACCCGCGAGGTATCGTAAAGGTATGAGCGAATCAGAAAATGTCGTTGAGAGCGGCGCACAAGGTACGCATTCAGCAGAAGAAAAATTCTTTGGGGTGCGTACGAAGATAGGTAAGCGGTCTGAAGATCAAACCGAAAATAAGTCCGAGTTTGATATTGAGATTGTGGATGATCGTCCTCTTGAAGATCGTCCTTTCCCCAGGACTAGTAAGTCTGTTGATAGCGATGATTATGGGGATACTGATGATAAGGAACTGGATGGTTACAGCAAGAAAGTTCAAAAGCGTATTGATAAGCTGCGCTTTGCACAGCATGAGGAGCGTCGTCAGAAGGAAGAAGCTCAACGGTTGCGTGATGAAGCGGTTAATTTCGCTCAACAGCAGGTTGGCAGAAATCAGGAGATGGAAGCTCTTATTCAGCGCGGTGAAGGTGCGTTAATTACGCAAGTAAAAGAACGGGCTAAACTGGCAGTTGATAAAGCTAAATCAAGTTATCGAAAGGCTTATGAAGAAGGCAACACTGATAACGTGGTTGATGCGCAGGAGAATATGATCAGAGCGCAGTCGGAGCTTAATGAAGCCGAGCAATACGAAAGAAATTTACCTGACCCTAATCAGCTTGCGCAACAGCAGGCGGCTTATCAGCAACAGCAACAAATTGCATATCAGCAACAGCAACAAGCTGCATATCAGCAACAGCTTCAGCAGCAGGCTGCTGCCCAGAAGCCTCCGCAGCTTGATGAGAAGCAAAAAGTGTGGGCTGAGGAAAATAAATGGTTTGGTGATCCTAAAGAAAAGTTGATGAGTGCGGTTGCTTATGCCTTACATGAAACGGCAAAGGGCGACCTTCATATGGATCTGAAATCGGATGAGTATTATGATTACATTAACACGGGAATGCGGAAACAATTTCCCAATTACTCTTGGTCGGATCAAGGTGGAACTGGACAATCCGCGACCGCGACGACCAGGAGAGCTTCGGCAACGTCGGTTGTTGCACCGTCCGCAAGGAATAACGGTGCAAGGCCACGCAAAGTGCGGTTGACGTCCACTCAAGTCTCCCTCGCTAAGAGACTGGGGTTAACGAATAATCAGTATGCCAAACAACTTGCAAAGGAGATGGCAAATGGATGAGCGCACCGATAGGTCTCACGATACTCGTGAAGATTTTGTCCGAGAGGATGACTCTTGGATTCCATCTTCTGTGTTACCGACTCCAGATCCGCAGAATGGTTGGAGATTCAGATGGATTAGAACCAGTACGCTGGGCCAAACTGATGATACCAACGTATCTAGGAAATTCAGGGAAGGATGGGTCCCCGTAAAAAGGGAAGATCATCCGGAACTGAAAATTACCTCTGATATCAATTCCCAGTTTGAAGGGAATATTGAGCAGGGCGGGTTACTTTTGTGCAAAGCGCCCGAAGAGAAAATGAAGGCACGCACAAAACATTTTAATGAGGTGGCACGAAGACAAATGGAATCTGTGGACAGTAACTACATGAGAGAGAACGACCCGCGTATGCCTTTGTTGAGACCGGAGAAAAGTACGCGCACCACCTTTGGGAAAGGCTAACGCCTTTTAATATTAACAGTAGCAATTAGGAGAAATCAAAATGGCTACAAGTGCGACACCAAATGGTGCGGAACCTGTTGGTACTTGTTCAAGCAGCGGCTCCTTTACAGGAAAAGTTGTTCATATCAAGATTGCCAGTGCGTATGGCACCGCTATTTTCTATGGAGATTTTGTGAAGCTGGTTACAGCCGGTACGATTGAATTGGATACCGGAACCTCTGCACTAACTTCTATAGGAATATTTCTAGGTTGTAAATATACTGATTCGAGTACATCTCAACTGACGTTTAATCAGACTTGGCCTGCCTCAATGGCAGCTTCAGACGCAGCAGGTTATGTGCTGATTGACCCGGATGTCCTGTTCAAAATGCAGGGCGATGCTACTATTGCTCAGACTGGCTTGGGCGCTAATTTCTCCGTCATTCAGACGGCGGGATCAACGACCATTGGCAGGAGCAAGAACGCTTGTGATGCTTCGACAGTTGCAACCACCAACACCTTCCCGATTCGGCTCGTCGATTTTGTTGACGGCCCGAAAAGTACGGTTGGTGACACCTACACTGATGGCATTTTCCGCTTTAATGCGGGGCATCAGTTAACCAATACTACAGGCATATAAGGAGAACTTAGCATGGCTATTTCAAGAGCACAGATGCTCAAAGAACTCCTGCCGGGGCTTAACGCCCTTTTTGGCCTGGAGTATGAGAAGTACTCTGATGAGCACACTGTCATTTATGACACGGACTCATCTGAGCGTTCTTTTGAAGAAGAAGTGAAGTTGAGTGGGTTTGACGCTGCTCCGGTGAAGGATGAAGGTGCTGGTATCTCATATGATTCAGCGCAGGAAGCCTTTACGGCACGATACAACCACGAAACGATTGCAATGGGATTCGCGATTACAGAGGAGGCGATGGAAGATAATCTTTATGACTCGCTATCTGCTCGCTATACCAAGGCACTCGCTCGTGCAATGTCGTACACGAAGCAGGTTAAGGCTGTCAATCCGCTTAACAACGGTTTCACTAATAGTTATCAGACAGGTGATGGAGTTAATTTCTTCACTGCGTCCGGTGACGGTGTAACCGGCGGTGGCGGGCATCCGCTCGTCAGCGGAGGCACGAACGATAACCGTCCGTCAACGGCGGCAGATCTCAACGAAACCTCATTGGAGGCAGCAATCGTAACAATCGCTGCCGTGACCGATGAGCGTGGACTTCTGATCGCGGCTCGTCCGAAACGGTTGTTGGTGCCACCGGCCTTGATGTTTACAGCTACGCGACTGCTTGAGTCAGATCAAAGAGTTGCTACGGCTGATAATGACATCAATGCTGTGCGTAGTCTTGGAGCAGTACCTGAAGGTTATTCGGTCAATCATTACCTGACTGATTCGGATGCCTGGTTCATCGTTACTGATGTACCAAATGGTATGCGCCACTTCGAGCGTACCGCGTTGGAAACTTCAATGGACGGTGACTTCGATACTGGCAATGTGAGATACAAAGCCAGAGAAAGGTACTCATTCGGGGTGAGTGATCCATTGGGAATGTACGGATCGCCGGGTGCGTAATTAGCTCGGAATATGGGGAGCGGTACTTGCTTGATATGATATAACTTGTAAGTTATCGCTCTCTTTTTCCTGACTGTCGCAATAATGCGGCAGACACTAGCCAAGACAGGAGAAAGACATGGCTAACACAACTTTTAACGGCCCAGTTAGGTCTGAAGGCGGCTTTGAGCAAATCAGTAAAGCTGCTGGAACCGGCACGGTCACAAACAATTTCGACATCGACTCAAGCGGAAATGTATCTGGTTCGGGTACGTTGAAGCTAACCGGAGCGGCGAACATCCTCTCTGACTATGAGTCAATCACAGCAGCAACAAAAACTCTGACATCAGCCGATACTGGAACCGTTTTTGGTTTTAACAGAGCGGGTGGTATCGTGGTTACGTTGCCTACTCCGGCAGCGGGAATCGTTTACAAATTTCTCGTTGAAACAACCTTTACTGGGGCGGGACAGATCAAAACAGCGACGACTGATGGAACCGATGGGTTTCTAGGTACGGCGTTCCTGTTTGATACAGGCGAGATTGGCGAAACAGATAATTTTCATCCGGCATCCTCTAACGACATTATTGATCTAGGTGAGGTGGAGCAAGGCTGGTTAACAGGTGGATGGATATTACTTACTGGCGTTAACACTACCACTTGGTGGGTTGAGGCATTCCTGATGGGTGATGGAACATTAGCCACACCATTTGTTGATAGCTAATAGTTGATTGATTTTGGGTGGGGCTTCGGCCTCACCCAATTATTCATACAGGAGAAATGAAATGGCTGATGCTGTAACAAGCCAAACAATTCAAGATGGTGCCCGTCATGTGGTGATGAGTTTTACCAATGTCAGTGATGGCACCGGAGAATCTGCGGTCAAAAAAGTGGATGTCTCGGCGCTGGGTTCTGACCCTGTTACGGGTAGTGCTTGTAGCACCGTGGCTATTCAGTCGGTATGGTTTTCGACCTTGGGCATGAGTGTAAAACTGCTTTGGGATGCTGATGCTGATGTGTTGGCACTGCATTTACCGGCAGATTATGCGGACACGTTGGACATGAGTGAATTTAGTGGTTTAAACAACAACGCTGGCACGGGTGTAACGGGCGATATCATGCTCACGACAGTTGGACATAGTTCAGGAGATGCTTATACCGTTGTTTTGAAAATGGTGAAGCATTATTCTTAGGAGGCAATAATGAGTAGTCTTGAGATTTTTCAGAATGGGACATCTCTTCATCCTGATAGGATAGGAGAGCCTGTTTATCAGATAGGCAAAAAGAACGCAGATGGTGAATACGATATCGTTGTATTCGATGGGATGAGCAAGAAGGAAGCCCAGGCGCGATTGGCTGAAATGCAGCCAAAAGCTCCTAAAGCAAAGCCAGCAGTCAAGGCAGCAGCTAAGCCAGAAGTCAAGGCAGCAGTGAAGAAAAAACCGGCTGTTAAAAAGGCAGCTAAAAAAGCTAAAGCTAAGAAAAAACCATCTAGGAAGCGTTAATGGCAACCAGCGGCACTTACGCTTTTACTCTCGATCTGGCAGATATGATTGAAGAGTCATTCGAGCGGGCGGGACTGGAATTACGCACTGGTTATGATTTTCGTACCGCCAGAAGAAGTATCGATTTATTGATGCTGGAATGGCAGAACCGTGGCTTGAATCTGTGGACCATACAGGAAGGCACGACGTCAATCACCGCAGGTACAGCCCGTTATGCACTATCCAGCGATATCGTCGATATTATCGAAGCCTATATTCGTACCGATTCAGGCGATAGCAGCAAACAGTTTGATCAAGTGCTGACGCGGGTTTCGATTAGTCAGTATTCGCATTTATCCAATAAGTTGAATGAGGCGAAGCCGTTGCAGTATTGGCTTGAGAAAGATCCATCTGCGATTGCGGTGAATCTGTGGCCTGTGCCGGACAGTGCTGAAACCTATACGCTGGGCTATTATTATATGCAGCGTGTCGAAGATTCCGGATCACCAGGGTCAAATAACATGGATGTGCCATCTCGGTATCTGCCGTGCTTGGTATCAGGGCTGGCGTATCAGATCAGTCTCAAGCGGCCTGAAGTCTCAGAAAGAGCACCCATGCTGAAGTCTGAATATGAAGAGCAATGGAATCTGGCGGCTGATGCCGACAGAGAGAAAGCGTCATTTCGGGTAACGCCGGGAGGCTATCGATTCCCATGAGTTATGCGAACGGTAAATATGCTTTTGGCTACTGTGACCGCACCGGCTTTCGCTATAAGCTGAGAGACATGGTTGAACAATATGAAGGCGGAAGGCCAACTGGAATGCGTGTAGGCAGAGACGTGGTGGATAAAGATCAGCCACAGCTTCAGTTGGGTCGTTTTAATACCAATGATCCCGAAGCATTACGCAATGCCAGACCGGATTCTACTTTGGCTGAAAGTCGTCGGGTCTATGCTTGGGACCCGATTGGTGGTGGTAACAGCGCCTTGGGTAGTCGCACGGTAGGGCTGACGATGCACGGTCAGGTTGGCAAACTAAAGGTGAGTACAGGCTGATGGCTTGGACATATACAACGCTGAAATCTGCTCTCCAAGACTATTTGGAAACAACCGAGACTACGTTTGTTAACGATTTGGGCACAATTATCTCTCAAGCAGAGAATCGTATTCTGAAAACGGTGCAATTACCTGATTTTCGTAAGAATACGACTGGTACGATGACTTCGAGTAATGCGTATCTGGCAACGCCGAGTGATTTTCTAGCGCCCTATTCACTGGCACTGGACAATAGCGGTTATGAATATCTAATTTTTAAAGACGTGAACTTTATTCGGGCTGCTTATCCAGTGTCATCTACAACTGGTGTTCCGAAATATTACGGTTTGTTTGATGACGACTCATTTATTCTCGGCCCGACTCCGGGTAGCGGTTACGCCGTTGAATTGCATTATTTTTACAAGCCGGAGTCTATTACGGCAGCCAGCAGCGGTACCAGTTGGCTCGGTGACAATGCTGAGTTGGCATTGCTGTACGCATCTTTGGTTGAATCCTATAGTTTTTTGAAAGGTGAAGCCGATTTGATGCAGATGTATGAAGGACGGTATCAGGAAGCGGTACAACAATTGAAGATTTTAGGTGAAGGATATAACACTACGGATAGTTACCGAGGTGGCTCTGTCAGGGCGATGAGGGCGTGATGACTAAGAAACTTAATCATGTAGCATTGCTTGGACTGGGACAAAGCCAGTTGGATTACCACTTGTCGCTAACGCACAGTGTGGAATATGACGAAGTATGGGCGGTGAATTCAATGTGTGCGGTGGTTGATGCCGACCGCGTATTTATGATGGACCCCGCTTCACGGTTTTTCGAGACTAAACATGCCGGAGCACAGACAGAAGTGATGCGTAAGACCTTACCTAAACTGACCTGTCCGGTGTATTCGTGTGAATATGATAAACGGGTGCCGTCAATAGAACTATATCCGCTAGAGAAGATTGTGCAGGAACTGGGGTGTGGTTATTTCAACAATACCATTTCTTATGCGATTGCTTATGCTTTGTGGATGAAAGTGAAGAAACTCAGTTTGTTCGGTGCGGATTTCAGTTATACAACCAATGTTTATTTTGGCGAATTAGGTCGTGCCTGTTGTGAATTCTGGTTGTCTCGCTGTATTACTGCTGGAATGGAGGTGTCTATTGCACCACGGTCTTCACTACTAGATACCAATATTCCAGAAAATCAGAAACTATATGGATATCATCGGTTGGAGAATCCACCGGTGGTGTATTTGGATGAGGACGGAGATTTGAAATTAACTAAGTATTCGGAAGTTGAGATGGATGAGCCGGTGAAAGGATATTCTGGTCGCCAGGATAATATACGGCTTGTTAAAGGGTCTGGATTACAGGCTGTTGAGCCAGCGAGTTATTGATGCTGCAAGTAGAATTGGATACATCGGTAGGTAATTTGGGCGTTGAAACGACCCATTATCGGGGGCACACTCCGGAAGAATGGGCACAGATGGCGGCCAATAGAATTGTGGGTATCAGTAACACGGCTCCCGAACCTATTAAACAGCAGGCGCATGTGTTTAAGCAACAGGTAGAAGCGGTATTGGCTGATTACATGCACAAAGCGATTGCAAGCCATATCTGTACGGTAGGCAATATTTTGGAACAAAAAGGTCACAGTGATATGGCCGAAATTATTAGGAGACTTTAAATGGCAATCACCCAAGCAATGTGTACCAGCTTCAAGAAAGAACTGATGGAGGCAAAACACAATTTTTTGCTTTCGGGAGGTAATACCTTTCGGCTGGCGTTATATACCAGTTCAGCCACTATGTCGGCTGCTACAACTGCATATTCTACGAATCAAGAAGCAAGTGGAACAAATTATACAGCGAAAGGAAATTCATTGACGCGGATTGATCCGTCAACATCTGGAACCACTGCGTTCACGGATTTCGCTGATTTAACTTTCGGTACTTGCACGATCACGGCGCGAGGCTGCATGATTTTTAACGACTCAGCATCCGGTGATCCGGCGGTGGCGGTGTTCGATTTTGGCGGTGATAAGACATCTACTGCTGGAAGTTTCACGATTACGTTTCCAACAGCGGACGCCAGTAATGCGGTTATTCGCATAGCGTAGTGAGAGCAATGTGGCAAACATCAATGGTTGGGGTCGTAGCACATGGGGATCGGGCACATGGGGTGAGCCTATTTCTGTCGATCTTACCGGTCTTGCCGGTACGTCGGCGCTTGGCTCGGTTAGTGTCAGTTCTGCGGCGAATGTCGCTGTCACGGGCCTTGCAGGTACCGGCGCTGTCGGTACGGTGGTTGCCACGGGTGTTGCCAATGTTGCGGTTACGGGGTTGGCAGGTACGGGCGCGGTTGGCTCAGTCAGTATCGCTGCTGCAGCCAATGTTGCGGTCACTGGCCTTGCTGGTACCGCTGCTGTTGGCACGTTACTGGCAGCGGGCTATGCCATTACTGGCGTCAGCGGTACGGCATCTACGGTTGGGTTGGGCGATGAAACGGTTACCGGTGATGCGAATGTCTATCCGACAGGCGTGGCAGGGACTTCGGCGCTGGGTAGCCTCTCGCTGGTTACCAACAATATTATTAGTCTCACTGATCTGGGAGTGGCTACAGGACAGGTTGGGTCGGTTACGGTTACAGGTGCTTCAGGTGTTACGCTCGAAGGTCTGGCAGGAACCGGTGCAATCACGCAAGTTTTGGTATGGGGACTTGTGGATACGGATCAGACCCCGAATTGGAGTGCTGTCAGCAGCAGCCAGACACCAAGTTGGTCTGCTGTTTCAACCACTCAAGACCCTTCTTGGTCATCGGTATCAACAACACAAACACCAAGTTGGAGTTCGGTAGATAGTGACCAGACTCCTGAATGGAAAAAGGTAGCTTAAAATGGCGACATATGTAAATGATTTAAGACTGAAAGAAATCGCAACTGGCGATGAGTCAGGAACCTGGGGCACTAGCACCAATACCAACTTAGAATTGATAGGCGAAGCCTTTGGTAGTGGTTCAGAAGGCATCACGGGAACCACACATACGATTACGATGGCTGATGGTGCATCAGATGCTGCCAGAGCGATGGTAATGACTCTAACGGGAAGCACTACTGCCCTTAATACCGTAACGCTTGCTCCAAACACAGTTAACAAGACTTGGATCATCCAAAATTCAGCAGGGTATGCTGTATCTATATCTCAAGGCACAGGTGCAAATGTCGTCATTCCTAATGGTGGCATTAAGATGATTGTTGCTGATGGTGCAGGTGCAGGTGCAGCAGTTACTGATGTATTAGATTTAACTGGTGGGACAGGCAATGTAGGACTTGGTTCTGGTAACTTAGGAACAGCCATAACCACTGGAACAGATAATGTAGCCATAGGTGAGGCATCGCTTGATGCAGTCACTTCTGGATCAGACAACACGGCTGTCGGAGACAATGCAGCAGGTGCATTAACAACTGGCAGCAATAGTGTTGCGATAGGCTCTGCGGCTTTACTTGTAGCGACGACCGCTGCTGATAATACGGCAGTCGGAACTGATACTCTTAAAGCCAATTCGACCGGAACAGATAACACAGCTATCGGTTATGCAGCAGGCGATGCAGTCACGACTGGTGCTGATAATACCTTTGTCGGAGACAATGCTGGAGGAGCGGTTTCTACGGCTTCAGGACATACCGCAGTTGGGTCGAGTGCCCTGCTTACTATAAGTACCGGTACGTCAGGAACAGCGGTTGGATTTGAATCACTTAAGGTAGCGACAGGCAATAACAACACAGCACTCGGTTATCAGTCAGGTGTGGCCGTTAGCACAGGGACAGAGAATACGATAATAGGAAACGAAGCCGGAGATGCTGTAACGACTGGTGCCAGCAATACTTTAATCGGAGATAACGCTGGCGGGGCAATAACCACTGCATCAAGTCATACAGCAGTAGGTTCTGCTGCTTTACAAACTATTACCACAGGAACGAATGGGACAGCAGTTGGATTTGAAGCACTTAAAGCTGCAACTGGAAATAATAATAGTGGAGTTGGTTATCGTGCAGGTTTGGCTGTCAGCACGGGTGCTGGAAATACTTTGCTTGGAGCCACTTCTGGCGATGCAGTAACAACCGGATCGAATAACACTTTCGTTGGGCTTAATTCGGGCGGGGCAGTAACTACTGCGTCAGGTCATACTGCCGTTGGAGCAAGTGCTTTACTTACTATGTCCACCGGAACGACAGGAACAGCAGTTGGATTTGAAGCATTAAAAGTTGCTACGGGCAACAATAATACAGCAGTCGGTTATCAATCCGGAGTTGCGGTCAGCACAGGGACTGATAATACGTTGGTTGGAAACGCGGCAGGAGATGCAGTCACCACTGGAGCTGATAACACTTTTATAGGTGACAATGCTGGTGGGGCAACGACAACAGCAAGTTATAACACGGCGGTTGGCTCTGCTGCTTTGTTGGCAAATTCTACGGGCGCACAAAATACTGTTATTGGAAGTTCTGCAGGAACATCAATTACCACAGGTAATTACAACGTCGCAATGGGCGTTGATACTCTTAGCACTGTTAGTACGGGATCAAATAATACGGCTCTTGGTAAAGGCGCATTAGCAGCAAATACTGGTGATAGCAATACGGCTGTTGGCTACCTAGCTTTAGACGTCAATAGCACCGCTAGCAATAATGTTGCTGTAGGTTATGCAGCTCTCGGTGCAAACACGACCGGAACAGGGAATGTTGCTGTTGGCTATAATGCTCTTGTTGTGTCTGTAGATGTAAATAGTAACACCGCTGTCGGACAATCTTCTTTAGAGGCTTGTACTGGTGGCGGCAATACTGCTGTTGGTTATGCAGCCCTGACCGCGAATACGACAGCAGCCAATAATGTAGCGGTAGGAGTAAGTGCGCTTGCTGCCAATACAACTGGAACGAATAACGTAGCTGTGGGCGCAAATGCTCTCGATGCTAATACGACAGCGAGCAACAACACTGCTTTTGGTGACAATGCACTAGGAGTAAATGTAGATGGAGCAAGTAATACGGCTGTAGGTTCTGGTGCGCTAGTTGCGATGGTTGATGCTAATTCTTCTACTGCTATCGGTGCTGATGCACTGCAAAATGCCACCGGAGGCTCAAACACGGCTGTCGGTCAGGGCGCACTTAATGGTGTTGTCGCTGGAATATTTAATACGGGTGTAGGGATTTCTGCTGGTAATGTGATTAGTTCAGGCGATAATAATCTTTGTTTGGGAAGAGATGCAGGAATTGCAAACTCTCCAGGTGGTGCTGTTACTACAGGAGACAATCAAATTTGTCTTGGTGATGAAAATATCGCCAATGCTCATATCCAGGTTGACTGGACAGTCGCTTCTGATGAACGAGACAAGACAGATTTTACAGCCTTAAATCTCGGTTTAGACTTTGTAAAAGCTCTTGAGCCTGTTACATATAAGTGGGATAAGCGTTCTAAGTACGCTGAAAAGGGCGATGATTTAGATGCAATCACGCACGACGGCACTCATAAAGAAGATTGGTTAGACGTGGGCTTTAAAGCTCAAGCGGTTGAGGCTTTAGAGAAAGAGGCAGGATATGTCATTTCTGATAAAACAAATCTTACTACGCATCTTACAGAAGACGGCAAACAGTACGGTTTACAGTATAGTAAGTTTGTACCTATCTTAGTGAAAGCAATCCAAGAACTTTCAGAAAAAGTTAAAGAATTAGAAAGTAAATCGCATAACAAATGTGGAAATGAGGATAAGTAGATGGCTGTCACAAAAGCGTTAGTAAAAACGATTCCTTATGTTAAATCTAACAGAGTGGAGAAATGGGAAATTGAAATGAAGTATGAGAATGATAGCGAAGGTGATTCTACTTACTACACAAGTATTTTTACTCATATAGCAGTTGCAGATGATGGAGATTTTAGCAAAGCTGCCAAAGGTACATTTAGTAATGCAAATTTAGTCGCTCTCTGTCCTGTTTCACATTGGGACGTTATATTTGCGAGCCAAGTAGCTTCAGTGATTACCAGTCCTGTAGTGCAGCCAGTTCCTGATAAAGCTTTTGCAGTGCCTTCGTGATAAAACAGGAATACAAAATGCACACGGTTCCATCGGTGTTTCTTTTAGAAACATGGATGCCAGAAGATATGGTGCAAGGACTCAATGCGTATTTAGATGAGTTAATGGAGAAGGATGATCGTGTTTCCCACGCTGGTACATTGGTGGGTCAAATTGGTCATGGGCAGCAGTTGACGATGGATCATAAGGATTCAAGACTGGCTGCTTTTTGTGAAATGACCGGAGTTTTAGCAGCGGATTATGTGAAGCATTTTAGTCAAATTACTGATAATCCACTGAGTGGTGAGCGTCAAATCGAGATCGATGAATTATGGTCAGTACATTCTTATGAACGTGATTATAATCCCATCCATGATCATGGCACTAAAACACTGATGGGCGTTTCATGTACTGCATGGACGAAAGTGCCTCAGCAGATATTAGATCAGCCTACAGCAGGAAGCCCGGAGTATTCTCTGTATAACGCTAGTGGAAATGCCGATGGTTGCTTGGCATTTAATTATGGAATTAATTCTGTAATTGATGTTGAGAGATTACGGCCTCCTCAGAGCTTTGTGATTAAGCCTGAAGTTGGAAAGTTTCTTATGTTTCCGTCATGGCTTCAGCATTCTGTATATCCATTTGAAGGAGATGGTGAGCGTCGCACTGTGGCGGCTAATCTAAATGTTTGGAATGTTCAAGATATCGACAAAAAAGTTGTTAATTAAGAGGTGAACAATGTTTGATTTCATAATTACATTAGTATCAGTTGTTACAGGGATTGTATGTTGCGCTAGCTTTATTGCTGCTGTAACTCCAACACCTAAAGACGATGTATGGATTGGGAAATTGTATAAGCTGGTTGATGTTTTGGCTTTGAACATTGGTAAGGCCAAGCAAAAGAGTAATTAAGTCATGGATTTTTTTGAAAAACTTAGACTCAGCCTGAGTAAATTTTTTGGTACGACTGAGAAAGAAAAGAAAACAACAGAACAGCCTCCATTGAAGGTAGTGGATGTTGAAAATAAGGAGAGTGATCGTTACAGAGCCAGGGATAGCAAGGGGCGTTATCTTGGCGATGATCCCGATACCCCAGAAGATGAGGCATGGGTAATTGATGGCGATAAGAATACATAGGGAAATGAGTTAATGGGGTTTAAATTATCTATTGTGCTAGGAATTGCTTTAGTGATGTTGTCGGGAGCTTTTAAACTCTACTATGACAAGTCAGAAGCGGAGAAAATGGCTATAGCAATGCAGTTGCAGACATCAATGGATAATCAGTTACGTCTTGAGAATGCAATTGATACTCAGAATAAGCAAATTGAGAAAGCGATTGAAAATAAAAAGACATCCGATGCACGTATTGAATTGTTGACTGTTTCTAATAATGAGGCAACTGAAAAGATCGATGAATTACGCGAGAAATTTGCACGGCATGATCTTGATATGTTGTCGTTGCGTAAGCCAGGATTAGTAGAAAAACTTGTTAATCGTGGTACGGCAACTGTTTTTAAAGAACTTGAAGATTTAACGAATCCGGGTCAGTTTGATGAGAAAACAGAAGGTTAAACATGAAAGTCTTGGTTCTGGTTCTGCTATTAATTTGCAGTGGTTGCACAACGGCGTTTCGTCCGCCGGAGGTGAGGCCAGTGGAAGTGGTAACCATCGAGAAACCGGCTCCGATGTATCACCCGCCGCTTCCACCCAGAATCAAGAGTATGCCGGTCGAATGGAAGATTTTGACACCGGACACGATGGAAGAGTATTTGGAGGATTTGAAGGCTGGCGAAGCTCCAGTTAATGCGTGGTATTCTCTAACCACTAAAGGATACGAGAATATTAGTAATAACATGGCACAGATTCAACGGTATATCAGACAAGTTTTATCGATAATTGAATATTACCGGGATGTTGATAAAGAACGGCAAAAAGAGGATAAAGAACAACATATAGAAGAATGAGTAAATTAACCGAAATGTTGCGTCGCCATGAAGGCGTGGAAAGTCACGCTTATTTATGCAGTCAGAACTTCACGACTATCGGCGTGGGCAGGAATATCGATGCCGGTGATAACGGTCGTGCAAGAGGATTGGGGTTGTCGGATGACGAGGTTGATTATTTGTTACAGAACGATATTGATCGAGTGATGCAAGAACTGGATGGTGAATATGCGTGGTTTGCAGGACTGAATCAAGCACGCTCCGATGCGATGGTTGATATCAGCTTTAATCTTGGACAGACAAGGTTGAGAGGGTTCAGAAAGGCATTGGAGGCGATGGAATCAGGTGACTGGGAAGAGGCTGGTAAGCAATTTCTTGATAGTCGGTGGGCCAGTCAGGTTGGTAACAGGTCTAAAGAATTGGCAGAAATAATTCGGACAGGTGAGTATCTGAATTAGTTTTTTATAATAGGAGATAGATATGGGTATGGCTCGTCCGAATCAAGCATTTCAAGGAGGGGTTGGAGGAGGCGGATTTGGACAGCCTCAACAGTTCCAGGGTGGACCTAACAAGGGTGGTGGCACGGCAGGTCAGCAAACACCGTTTGGTGGTCAATCTCAATCGTTTTACCATCAGAGACCGCCTTCTTTCAGATCTCCCGGACCGATAAGGCCACCCTATTTTAGAGATCCGCCTGTGTGGGGGCCGCCTCCTTTCAGACCTCCCATGAGAAGTCCGGGCAAGGGTGGTCAATCCCCGTGGTCACCTGCAACCAATCCTATTTTTATGCCTGGCTCATCCTACAGACAGCCTTGGATTCCCAGTGGTTATGGGCAGATGCAGTATTCACCGCAGCGATTTAGTGGCTACGGTGCTCTTCCTGACATGAGTTACCTGCCTCCTTTCAGACCTCCGATGAGAAATCCGCTAGATAGTCGGATATCTGATCGAGCTTATTTGCACGGATCGACTCCACCGCAGCAGCAGCAACAAGCTGAAGTTCAAGCTGAAGGTCAAGCTGATCAAACCGTACAAACTGGGCAGGCCGATCAGATTGCTCAAACCGGACAAACCGCAATCCCGCAAAATCAGACTTTTCAGATACCCGGCTATGCGGGCGATCCTGGACCTAAATCTCAATCTCTTTGGTCAAGGTGGACTCCAGCACAGCGAAGTAATTGGGGAGCAGGCGTAAGCAGTGGGCGTGGATATTTTAATCAGGTTAGACCTAGTTATGAGAATCAATTTGGTAATTACTCTCTGGGAAATTATGGTCAAGCCATTGAATTGAGAGCTAACGGCGGGATAGTTGGAATTCCCAGAGGGAGGGTGCGTTAACGATGCCGCTGCGTAAATTACAATTTCAGCCGGGAGTTAACAAAGAAGGTACTGAATACAGTGCAGGCTCTGGTTGGTTTGACTCGGATAAAGTTCGTTTCAGAAAGGGACGCCCTGAAAAGATAGGCGGCTGGGAGAAGTTTTCTGCCAGTGCTTTTCTTGGTGTGTCCCGGTCGATACATGACTGGGCTGATTTGGAATCTACAAAGTTTTTGGGTATTGGTACGCATTTGAAACTGTATGTTGCGGAAGGAACGAGTTTTTATGATGTAACTCCTATCCGTTCAACAACTTCGGCAGGAGATGTCACATTTGCAGCAACCAATGGCTCATCCACCATCACTGCAACGGATTCAGCACATGGAGCAAGAGTTAATGATTTCGTCACATTTTCCGGCGCAGCAACTCTGGGCGGCTTGGTTATAGCAGATGCATTGAATCAGGAATACCAGATCGCCACAGTTCCAAGTACCAGTACCTTTACCTTCACAGCCAAAGATACTTCAGGCGATGAAATTACTGCAAATTCAAGTGATTCAGGCAATGGCGGATCGTCTGTCGTTGGCGCATATCAGATTAAAACCGGTCTGAATGTTTATGTGGATGGTACAGGCTGGGGTGCTAATGCGTGGAATGAAGGGACATTTGGCAGTTCCAGCAGTGTTGCCAGTGGTAATCAATTGCGTCTTTGGAGTCAGGATAATTTTGGAGAAGATTTAATTGCCAATGTTCGTGGCGGTGGCGTTTATTATTGGGATACCAGCAGCGGTACTGGCACAAGAGCCGTCGATATCAGTACGATTGGTGGCGCTTCCGCTACGCCTACCGTGGCATTGCAAATTATGATTTCTGATGTGGATCAGCATGTTATTTGCTTCGGTGTAAATGATATTGGCTCAAGCGTTATCGATCCATTGTTGGTTCGCTGGTCAGATCAGCAATCAGCAGCAGACTGGACACCAACGGCGATCAATACCGCTGGCGGTGTACGAATTAATGAAGGCTCAAAGATTATCGGTGCGTTGCAGACCAGACAGGAAATCCTGATTTGGACGGATACCAGTGTCCATTCAATGCGATTTATAGGATCACCATTTATTTTTCAATTTAATTTATTGAGCCATAATATCTCGATGATCTCTCCGAACGCAGCAGCTAATGCCCGTGGTTCTGTGTATTTCATGGATAGAGGTGGGTTCTTTGTGTACAACGGTGCAGTGCAGCCGGTGTCTTGTTCAGTCAAGGACCATGTATTTTCCAATATTAATTTGAGTCAGGGATACAAGGTTTATGCAGCGACCAATGTGGATTTTTCTGAAGTCACTTGGTATTACCCCGTCGGCGAAGGAAATACCGATATCACCAACTATGTAACTTTCAATTATGCGGAGAATGTATGGTCGGTGGGTACTTTGGTGAGAGGAATGTGGATTGAGGCCGGGACACGGAATTATCCCCTTGCCAGTACGGTTATCACTTCTGATGATAATAATTATATATACAGGCACGAGACCGGTTACGACGATGACGGCTCTGCGATGACAGCCTATATCGAATCGGGCGATGTGGAACTGGATGAGGGTGGAAGATTTATGTTCCTGAGTCGGATGATTCCGGATTTCAGGTTCAGTGGTGATACTGGAAGTGTGTCTGTGGATGTCACTATTAAGGGCAAGAGATTCCCGCTGGAGAGCCTTTCGACGCTGGCGACAGCGACAGTTACAAGCAGTACCGAGCAGAATTTCTTACGCACCAGAGCGAGAGAGTCGGTTGTCAGGATAGAGAGTAGCGGTTTGGGATTTGGCTGGCGTTTGGGTGATTTGAGGTTTGAAATGAGACAGGATGGAAGACGCTGATGGCTTCATTACGAACAAATCCATTACCTTCTCCTAGCGATGAGTATGATCAAGAAAATGAACAAACCATGCGTAGAACGGTTGAATTTGCATTACAGAGCATTGAGAACGATGTGTTGTTAGCTAAGACTCAGGCTGATAAGGATGGCTCTTTGGCAATGCGACGATTTCAGTTCTTGTTGATGGGGGCTTCGTGAGTGATATTATTAAGGTACTGGGGCAGCTTGATGCAGCAGCAACGACACAAGAGACCCTGTACACGGTTCCTGACCTTACGCAGACGACGGTTAGTTCGTTTCTGGCTTGTAACAGAACCGGAAGCGCCATCACGTTTAGACTGCGTATCAATGTTGCTGGTGCCGGCGATGATGATAAGCAGTTTCTTTACTATGGCAAGTCTGTTGCAGCGAATACGACTTTCACAGCGGTTATTGGCATGTGTTTAGGTCAGGCAGATGTTATGAAGACATATGCCAGTTCTGCAAATATGAGTTTTACTTTATTTGGGGTAGAAACAAAATAGGATTTTATGATGAATAATTATGCACCCTTACAGGGAGTGGCTGAGAATTTAGCTCAACACGGACGGTATGGAGATTCCATGCTGGTTCATATGAATCCAGCAGAGCTTCAGGGTATTGCAGCGTTATCTCCAACTGGACAATTAACCATTAATCCAGTCACAGGCCAGCAGGAGGCGTTTCTACCCTTCTTGGCTCCGATATTGGGAAGCATGTTGGGCACCGCTGCTCTTAGTTCATTGCCTGCATGGGCTGCTGGTGCGATTGGATCAGGTCTTGCCACTTGGGCGACAACAGGATCTTTTAAGAAAGGCTTGACGTCCGGTATTTTGGGAGCAGGGCTTGGTAAGATTTTCGGTGCTGGTGCTGGTACTGCTAAAGGTGCCGGAGAAGTTGGTAAAAGTGTTGTATCACAAGAATTATACAGTAAGTTACCTGACACTTTGAGAGCGAGTTCTGTTGTTGGGGATGCTGCTGCTAAAGCTGCTGCTACTGCTCCATCTACTTTCGGGCAAAGGCTTGCTGCTCCTTTTACGACTGAAGGCTTTAGAGCAATGGGAACAGAGGCTTTAAAGGCTGGGACTTTATTACCAATGCAGATAGGGTCTGCAGGACTTGCTCAAGCCGAGTTCAATGAATCGATGGAGAGATTGGCACAGCAAAGAGCAACCGGGGACGAGGAAGAAGACAGGAGAGCGGAAAGGCAGATGCAGGAAGGGTTTGAGCAAAGTTATATTGATTATCCACAATATGCTAATCGTGGTGGTATTGTTTCAATCAATCCAGAGAATTATGCCAGACGTCGCAATGGATTTAATGCGTTAGTTGGTAATCCGGTGCGTATGCAGGCTGGTGGTACGGCAGCAAAAAGACAAGCTAGGTTGCGTGGTCCCAGAGTTATTACCCCAGAAGAACTAGCTGCGGCAGGGCGTCCCGGATTCGGGCCTGAAATCACATACTTCAAGCCTAGCAGGGTTGGTGTTGCTCCTGATCCCATCGAAGGCGGAGGTCCAAGGCTGCCGGGAATTCTGCCGGATTATTCTACGCGCCCAGGACAAGGAGGTAATTTGGGCTATGGATCTGAATTCTTAGGACTTGGTGAAGGTGATGCTCAATTTGAGCCTATTGATCCTTATTATGGCCTTGGACGTGGTGTGAATTATGGTGGTAGTTATGGCAGCAGCAAAGGTGGTTCTTCCGGCGGATTAGATAGATATTTGACGGGATCTCCATCTGCACAAGCTCAGGCAGAGACACTCATTTCAGAAGATTATCCGGACATAATTAACAATCAAGCAGCATCGGATGCTATTGATTCTGCTGCTAATTATGTTGCAGGCGCTCCAGCAATAGCACCAGCAGGAGGAGCACCAGTAGGAGGAGCACCAGTAGGAGGACCGCCAGTAGCACCAGCAGGAGGAGCACTAGATTTTATGGGCGGATTTGAGCCAATTGATCCCTATTATGGTGATACTTCAGGAGTACCAGCTCCAGCAGTAGTACCACCACCAGTACCACCACCAGTACCACCACTAGTAGCACCACCAGTAGCACCACCAGTAGCTCCGCCAGTAGCACCACCAGTAGCACCACCAGTAGCCCCGCCAGCAATATCGGGTCTTGATAATTTGGAAGATTTGATTGCTCGTTATGGTGCTGATTCTGAATTAATTGGATCAATGCCTTCGATTGCAGCGGCACCATCGACAGTGGTAGCTCCGATAGCACCACCATCAGCAGCACTACCACCAGCACTACCACCAGCAGTAGTACCATCAGTATCGGTGTTAGGGCAGCGTATAACTAAAAAGAAATCTAAGAAGAAATCTAAGAAGAAAGCTAAGAAGAAATCTAAGAAGAAAGCTAAGAAGAAGGCAATATCAATGTATGAAGAGGAATTTGAGCCTATTGATCCATCGATGTTTGGATATTTTCAAGAAGGAGGTATAACCGATATACCGACTGATGCTGATATGTTGCCACCGGAAGTTCCTATTGAGTCTGAAGCTCCGATAGAAAATGAGGCTGCTAATCAATTGATTGAACAAACTATGATGGCTGTGTTGGGTGAGTTACCTCCAGAGCAGGCTGAAATTGTTATTGCTCGCTTTATTGATGAATTTGGCGAAGAAGCCTTTCAAATGCTGCGTGAACAAGCATTACAGATGGCTGTTCCAAATGCTCAGACTCAAGGCATGCTTGAAGGTCCGGGCGGAGGGATGGATGACCAAATTCAAGGCATGATTGGTAACCAGCAGCCTGTGGCGGTTTCACCCGGTGAGTTTATTGTCCCGGCTGATGTGGTGAGCGGCCTTGGGGATGGTAGTAGCGATGCAGGGGCAGACAAACTCGATTCCATGATGAACAATGTGAGAATGGCTAAGACAGGCGGTATTATGCAGCCAAGACGGATTAGTAATAGGGTTCTGCCAATATGACTGAATTAGCACAACTAGCGTTAGTCGATCTAAGTGAGACTGCCAAGGAGCCTTTAGTCAGGTCGCAGAATGAGTCTCGTGATATTACTCACACGATTGCTTTGGTGCCGCCGAACTATATTAGTTCGCTGTGGTTTGATGTGCGGGATCATTTGGCTCCGGCTATTGACAGGTCTAATGGGCGTTGGAATTTGGAGTATTTGTATGCGGCCATTGCGAATGGGCAGCAACATTTGTGGCTGGCTTTTGATAAAGACAATCAGATTGACGGTGTAGGAACAACTGAGATAGTGCGTTACCCATGCCAGCAAATGTTGGCGGTGCAGTTTTTAGGAGGCTCGAAATTTAATGATTGGGTCTGGGATATGCTTGATCGGTTTAATGGTTGGGCTGCTGATAATAGCTGTGCTGGTATTGAAGTGACGGGCAGGCATGGATTTTGGAAATGGCTGGAGCAGGATGGGTTTAATCGCACTTATACAGTCTATGAAAAGAGGTTAGATAATCATGAGTAAAGGCGGCGGTGGCGGCGGCGGACAACAACAACCTCCGGTTCAAAAAGTATATACAGAAACCAGTAATCTTCCTGCATTTGCTAAACCTTATTATCAGGAGATGATGGGTAGGGCTGCATATGAAACGCTACGACCTTACGAAGCGTATCCCGGGCAGAGAATCGCGGACTTCGATCCATCGGAGTTGGCTAGTCAAGCGATGGTCTCTCAAATGGCGGCTTCCGGAGCACCTTCTGAAATAGGGATGGCTTCAGATATTGCATCACAAATCGGATATGGGCCGCAAATATCCGGAATGGATGTTGCCCGTGGATTCCAGCCGCAACAAGTCAGGTCTGGCTATAGGGCGGCATATATGGACCCCGGCTATCGGGCAGGTCAGTTAGGGCAGGGCTATCGGGCTGGTCAGCGTGGTATGGGTTATCAGGCCGGACCATTTGATCCCGGTTATGAAGCTCAACTCAGGGGATCTCAATTTCAGGCAGATCCTTCTGTTAGCGGTTATGAGGCTGGGCAATTTGATCCGGGCTATGAAGCTCGACTTAGGCAATCTCAATTTAAAGCGGCTCCTTCTGTTAGCGGTTATGAGGCTGGGCAATTTGATCCCGGCTATGCAGCCCGTGAGTTAGGTCAGGATTACACCGCCAGAGAATTAGCAGCACAATACACTGGGACAGGTGCGCCCG